AGATCTATTGGTGTACCATTGATAAACTTAATCAGCTCGGTCAACCCTCACCTAATTTAAATGAAATCCTTAATAAGCGTAACGTAGTCTATCGATACTCAATGAATAATCCCGGGTCTACTATGACGACTACAATTGTGCGCAAGCACTCTCCTAAGAAGTTTAATGTCTTTAATGACTATAAAGATGCGGAAGAATATCAGTGTATCCCTGCTACTCAGATTCTTGCCCAGGATGTTACGGAAAATTATATTAATTTTGGGTACTCTACGACTCACGCTGGACTTGGTGCGATTGCTGTCTGCGATTTCGCGATAACCATCGATTATCTCATTCGTTGGTTCGGCCCCGTCAATCCACCCGAAAGTTTCCTTTAATCACCAACAGTCTTCCTGTTGTATTTCGTCAGTCACACTCTTCGTCACGTTGAACACTTTCCAACGGTCTAAACTCATTCTCTCCCACATTGGTGGATCATTGCTGAACACCACAATGTGGGGAATGTTAAATCGGCACATCCCGCTCTCATATTTTGGACTGAAAAACTTGCCATCCTTGATCTTCTCGAGTCCCGCGTAGCTCACGTATTTCGTGTCGGTGTCCCTGGGAATGTCCACGATCACGATCGGCGGGCATTGTCCATTCTGTTCGATTAACGCACGTAGCCCGCAGAGCATATCCTTCTTCGCTCCGTCCAGCTCCGTTGCACCCATCTGGTCGATCATATACGTCGCAGTCTTGCTCTTGCCCCAGTTGCCTTCAGCCTCGAAGTACCAGTGGAGATTCCGTCCAAAGAGCGGATCTTCGCGTTCCGTGTACTTGTCTGCAATCGCCAGCTGAATTGGTCGGCACAGCGCCCTCGTCATCAGTACCGTCGGCTCCGGACACCCCCGCATGTAGACGCGCCCTCCTTCAACGCGCTTCTCGATGTCCGTGCAGTACTTGATGTTTTGCTGGAGCGTTCCCTTCATCTTTTCGAAGTGCGTCCTGTTGTGCCCCAGGACTTCCTTCCAGAACTGGCTTGGCCGCTTCTTCACCTCGAACTCGCCGAATCCCTGCAGGTGCGGAGTGGACTCATCTTCTTCTTGCATGGCCAATCTCGGGACCATGGAACCACTGGAACCAACCAGCGAATTCCAATCATTTTCGCTGTAATTGTTGAGCGTAAAGGTGAATCTCTTCCATGGACTGCACCTTTTCTTAGTTCCAGAGGGGGTTTTAGTATTACCCCCCTCTGGAACCACTGGAACCACTTCTTCAACCCGTCCGTCAGTATCGCCTGGCACTGGTTGCTTCGCCTCCATTTGGTTCCCGCCAAGATTTTTTTGTCGACCCTATTCTCGTCTTAATCTCGTCACTCCCCCTTTGAGACCACGGGTCTCAACGACCTAGACCCCGTTAATACGGTGATGGGTTGAGACCCGTGGTCTCACGATCCTCCCTAGCTCCATCCCAGGCATCACCGCGCGGAGCGCGGATTACTAGCCACAATCAGCGCCCCGACGGGGCTCCCTCTGGGTTTACTCCAGAGGCGCGGTGGCTAGTTTATTTTCTTGCGGCATTTAAATGGCACGCAGGAAATATCGTCGCCGTACTCGCAGACGCATGCGACGTCGGCGCAGGCGTATCCCTAAATCTCTCCTTGGAGATTCACGTGTGGTTAAACACAAATATTGCTTTGCTGGACAGCAACTCCTGGATTCTAATTTGGCTGTTGTTGAGTCATTTCGGTTGCTCTCTCCTGTTGATCCCGACGTCTCTGAGCTCGGTCTGCAACAATCCGTTCGAGGCTTTAATGAAATGCATACTCTCTTCAACAACTGTCAAGTCCTGGGAGCTAAAATTCGTCTTACGTGGCTGCCGGCTGCTGGTGCCCATAATTAGATCTATTGGTGTACCATTGATAAACTTAATCAGCTCGGTCAACCCTCACCTAATTTAAATGAAATCCTTAATAAGCGTAACGTAGTCTATCGATACTCAATGAATAATCCCGGGTCTACTATGACGACTACAATTGTGCGCA